GTAGAACCCGAAGCCGGGGATGTAACCATAATGAACAAAGTGCTGTCGCTTGGCTTTGAGTTTGTCATCTTCTTTCCAGTTCCTGCGAATAGCGAGGACTGTCCCCGTGCCCTTCTCAATAGTGACCACGTAAGGCAGGGCGATCCCTGTCTCATTGTTGTCCTTATCTACGTCTGGATAACCCGGCAACTCCAAGTTCACGTGCATCTCAAGCAACTGGAACCGGTCATCCATGCTGGCCGAGAACCCTTGATCCTCTGCCTTCTGCTTTTCAACCTCGTCCATGACGCGCATCGGCTCGCCAAGATCAACATCTCGGTAGAACCCAGCGTACTGAAGCCTTCTCAATTCATTCTTCGTCTTACGCATCCGGTGCGTAACACGGTCAGCCGTCTCTAAGTTAGCTGCGCCATACGGCACAATGATGTCTTCGGCTGGGATATAGATCGCGGTCTGACGACCAAGGCTCGGATCGTAGTACACCTTCTTAAAGGCGTTACCAGCCAAAGCCAAACTCAGTAATAAACGCTCATGCTCAGGGCGGTACTCCTTCATCACCTCGGTCAACTGATAGTTCATGTCATCAGCGACACGTACCGCAGAGTCACGCTTCTCCGGAGTCTCCTTGCCAACGATCTTGGTCTTGACCGGCCCCATCGCCGGAAACACTTCCATGATCGTCTCGGACTGGAACTTGACCGCGCTCTCCATGAGCAACGGGTGGAACACACCACACGCACCCGGCCACGGCTCTGTTCTCTCCTCGTAACGAATGCCGAGGATCTTCAGTCCTTTAATATAGGTATCGAGCCAATCTTTGCGGCTGGAGAGATCCTGCTCGTAATTACCAATTAGCTCAGAGGCAAGGGATTGAAGCTCGTTCTCGCCCATGAAGTCGGCAAGGTTGGCGTCAAAGTCTTCGGCGCGGGGTTCGTCCTTACCCAACTCAATCATCATCCCATCAATACCGATCCGAACCTCTTCCGGGTCCACGATCTCAATCTCAATCGGCTCCATCTCCGCAGCCATAGCCGCGATCCCTTGGGGAGCCTCCATCAAACTTTTATCGACGGCCATCTAAATTCTCCTAATAATATGCTTCACGACGATGGCTCTTAAACCATCGGGTAGGTTCCGGCTCGTCGGACGGAAGCTGAATAAAGCCACCCTGCCTAAAGCGAAGCAGTGCTAAAGTCGTAGCGTCCACCAAGTCGTCATGCGAACCGCTTGGAAAATCATTGCATTCCTCGACCACTTCCCAAGCCCATCGGCGGTCGGGCACCCAGACTATACCGGAAGAAAATAGATCCGTAACGGCGTTAACCCTCGAAATCTTATCCTGTCCCTTACCCGGAGTGAACTCCGATATCGGAACGCCCATCCGGCGCATCTCCTGATACAGCGCCGCACCGTTGGATTTCTTCTCAACAATAAAGCTGTCGGGCTGCCATTCCTTGTACTGCTCAAGGACAAGACTCTTAAGCTCGGGGAACTCCAACCGCTCTTTGATACAGTTGAGCAGGATAATGTTGTAGTTCTGAGTCTCCTCGTTCTTAAAGACTCCCCAAGTGAGCAGGGCGTTGTAGTCCGACCGATTGGTTTTCTCTTGGGCAGCGTCGAGCGTCATGATGATGTGCTCACACGCAGGTGGGTTCTCCCCCTGCCATACCTGCCACCATTCCCGTTTAATTAACGCTCCCTCTTCCGAGGTCGGCTGCTGCATGTACTGGGCTTGCCAATACCGCACATCCATACTGGCCTTCTTAGCCAGTAACTCATCAATGTCCCAGAACTCAGGCCAGAGCGGTTTCTCGTTGAGAATGGCCGGAAACTCGACCACTTCCCACTGATCTGCCCCGTCTTCACGGGTCATGTGGTCCACGATCTTGCCCGTCAAGTCCATCTTCGACCACCGGGTCATCACCACGATGATCGCGCCTCCCGGCATTAGTCGCTGGACCGGACCCGACTGGAACCACTCCCAAGCTGGCTCGAATACATCCGCACGGCCCTGTTTAGCTTCTTGTTCAGAGTGAGGATCATCAATAATAAAGAGGTCGGCACCGCGACCAGCAAGAGCACCACCCACGCCAATAGCGAAATACTCACCGTTAAAATTTGTACCCCAACGAGAAGCGCTCTTACTATCGGCTTGAAGTTCGACTTGAGGAAAAATGTCACGATAGCTCTCCGATCCCACTAGGTTTCTGACTCTTCTGCCGAAATTCACCGCGAGATCCGCAGTGTGAGACGCCATGATGACTTTCTTCTGGGGAAACTTGCCTAGAAACCACGCCGGAGCGAGGTAAGAAATCATCTCCGACTTACCATGACGCGGAGCGATGTTGACGATCACGCGCTTTTTCTTACCCGACGCAATTTCCTCGAAGATCTTGCCCAGACGACGGTGGTGCGGCCCCACTTTGTAGCCCGGATACACATGATTAATGAAGTCGAGGAACGATTCCTTACCCTTGGCCTGCGTAATCTGCTGCTGATAGTTCTTTAATAGCTCAGCCACGCGCCGTTTCTCCTTGTCCGGCATCGTAGGCAGGGCAAGTTTCAGCTTCTGTAGCTTTTCTGGGGTCAGTTGCATATCAAGCAGCGGAATTTTCGTCAGTTTCAGTCCAACTTACGGCAACCGGGTACTCACATATCTGACAAAACACTCTTCCGTCTGTTGAAAGATAAAATCCGGGACTCTCGCAAAGCCCACACGCCATGAGCGCTATTTCTTCCTGATCTTCGGAAACCTTTGCCTGCTTCTTCCCCTTAAATCCAATCACATCACCCACGTGATGCACCGTTTTCTTCACTAATCACGGTGTACTCGATACCTTCCAGCACCGATAGAAGCTCCTTCTCGACCTCTTCGATGGGCTTAATCACATGCGTGACCTCGCTACGCTTCTTAAATGCGTCCACCCCGTCCACTTCACCTATGGCCTTGAGGGTCTGAACACGAAGCTTGGGGTCGTCCGATGCCGTGTACTCCTTAACGAGGTTATTCACCACGAAAAGTTTCAGGTCGGCAAGGTCATCCACGATCATGAAGTTGGTCTGCTTGACCATCCCAGCTAAAAACGCAATCGTTTCGTTGGGATAAATCCCAAAATCGACCTTGGCCTTGGGGTCCTCGATCATCTTGCGGGCTATGTCCTGTGCGGTCGCGCCGTCCTCTTCACTCGGGATAATGGGCTGACCCGAAATATCCGATATGAACTTAATGGTGCGTACCCGCATGTCCAACTCTTCAGCCGGAGACAGGTCAGGCAATGCCTCAGCCGCGTTTGCCGGGAGGGTCAGGTTCTCTTCGATGTCAGGAACTAGTGGCTGCATTGTTGCGAAATATATACGAATCTGGGGCATGGTACCAAATTGCATACCGGGGGGGTTCCTATATAGACGGGGTGGGGGTCAAGTTGGCCGAGTTTTGAAAAGTGATGCGTCGTTTGTGCGAATCCAAGTGAGAGGGGCGACGCAGCGGAGTCCCAACTGTGCGCGGCGGGATGGGGTACGGTGGGAGTCGAGCGGGGTCGATTCCAGACTCGGCAAGGCGGGGTAGACGCGGCGAGACCACGAGAGGCTAGGGGCGCGAATCTGTTTCAAGCTGTACCCGGTCGCACCATGCGAGACCATACCCGGCGAGACCATGCGAGACCGGGCGACACTTACCCGGCAAGGCGCGGACAATCGCGCAAAATAATCTGGCAAAGCTCCCCCGGCCAATCCTGCAAGCCTAGTCAGAGCCGCGCCCGATTATGTGGCGAGAAAACAACGCGAAAAAACCGCGTGGAACAAGCTAACCTGATGATATTGCTAGACTTTTTTGGCCTTGTTCCGGCCTTGTTCCAGAAGTAAATTCTAGCGGAACAAGCTAAAGCCTTGAAATATCAGGGAAAAACGCGGTTTGTTCCAGTGTTCCAGCAAAAACGAGGGGGGGTCTGGCAGAATACGGAGAGAATCGGGAGAGCGAAGCAAGGGAGCGCGGCGCGTTAAAAAGTCCGAAATTAATTTGAAAACCGCTCGTTTTTTAAAATTCCCTTTTTTCTCTCTTTTTTCTCTTATCTTATTATCAATCAATTCTAATAAAAACAACAAGTTACGCCGCCCCCCTCGCCTTTTGGGCGTTTCAGAGTATAAGAACCACGGAACAAAAGCTGGAACAAGGATCACGCAAGCCCTTGATTTTATTGGACTTTTTTTGTTCCAGACTTTTCGCCCCTCTGGAACAACTGGAACAAGCCTAGCCGCCCCGCTGGAACAAGCCCCCGCCCGGCAAGATACTAGGCAGAAAAGGCCACTAAATAGTCGCGCCGAGGGGTTGGAATAAGTAAAGAAAAGTTATTTAATACTCGGGTCGAGCAAAACCACACCGGAGCAACTAACGTGAAAAAGTATCTAGTCACCTTTTCGCCGCGCTCAACCGCACCCGCCGGGAATCTCGGGAAGCCTGATGTTTTCGGCTTTAAGGTTGAGGCCACAAGTGCAGCGGATGCAATCGACGCCGCCCGGATTCGATTCGACAAAACCTTGCCGGAATTGTCCGAGCACTATATCGCCTCAGATGTTCAAGCCTAACCGGAGCAACCAGACAATGAAACTAGTACACCTTGCCAACCTCGCGGGCGGCGCACTTTTCACATATATCGGATTCGCGAACCTACACCACGCGACCAATCTAGAGACCCTCGCGGGTGGAATGCTCTTAACCGGAGCGGGTTGCCTTTACGTCTACGCCGCTATTCATTGCCTATTCAGCAAAGCCTAACCAATCCACACCACACGGAAAAAGCAAAACATCATGAACATTTACGAAACAGTGACGGCCAACATCATCAACGCAATCGAGCAAGGCGCGGGAGAGTTCCGCATGCCGTGGCATCGAGCGAGCACAGCTAACGATATCCCCTGCAACGCTATAACCGGGACGAAGTACCGCGGCTCGAACATCCTCACGTTATGGGTGGCCGGTATGCAACACGGCTACGCTTCGAACCGATGGGCGACCTATAAACAATGGGCGGCGAATGGGGCGCAAGTCCGCAAGGGTGAAAAGGGTACAGCCGGGATTTTCTACACCATCACGGAGCACGAAGACGCTACCGGGAAAACTAAGGCGACTCCGTTCGCTCGCGCCTTTTATCTCTTCAACGCCGAACAAGTAGACGGCGAGACGGGCGAAGCATCCGCACCCCGCGAAGACTTGACGCAACGGGTAGCACGGGCGGACGAAGTCATTACAGCGACGGGGGCGAAGATCACCCATGCCGGGAGCCGCGCCTTTTATCGTCATTCGACCGATGAGATTTATCTACCAGAGCGCGCCGCATTCATCGGAACCGAAACGAGTTCGCCAACGGAAGCATATTACAGCACGGCACTACACGAACTGACTCACTGGACTGGACACGAGTCGCGCCTTGCGCGGGGCTTTGCGAAGTTCAAAAAGTTCGGCGATGAAGCCTACGCCGTCGAAGAACTAGCCGCCGAAATGGGCGCGGCGTTTTTATGTGCTCAGCTAGGCATAACGAACGACCCCCGCCCCGATCACGCGCAATATCTCGCCTCATGGCTGAAAGTATTAAAAAGCGATAGCAAGGCGATAATCCGCGCCGCGAGCGAAGCTCAAAAGGCTTGCGACTACATCATGCAAGCAAGCGAAACGGGTGAGACTCGCGCCACGCTAGCCGTAGCCGCCTAAACCATCACGGGCGGGGACTTCGCACCCGCCCCCATCCAACATAGGAAAAAGCATCATGCAATGGTCTGTTTTGAAAAACTTTCACGGATGCGGTACGCCGCCGACGTATGACGTTATTTCGACTCGCTCGCTGAGCACTATATCCAAAGGGCTTAGCAGCGAGACCCATGCACATCTAATCGCCGCCGCGCCGGACTTGCTCGAAGCGTTGCGGGAAATATGTGACGCCGTGGCCGATGGAGCCGCCGATTATTCACCCTCGGGGGATTGGTTCCGAGAGGCTCGCGCCGCTATCCGTAAGGCTGAGGGGGTCGCGCCGTGATTCGAATCAGCAAAACATCGAAGCTTGACGGCGTTCGCTCGTGGTCGCTTATCGCTCGCGAGACATGTCCCGGTTCAATTGGGGCTGATGGGAAACTGGTAGACCCTTGCGCCGGGTGCTATGCATACGGGGGAAACTATCGGTTTTTAAATGTCCGCGCCCCTCGCGAAGAGAACCGCGAAGACTGGAAACGTGACGCATGGGTGGCCGACATGGTCGCGGCTCTGCAAAATGATCGGTTTTTCCGTTGGTTCGACTCGGGTGATATGTATGCGCTCGCGCTCGCCGAAAAGATTCTAGCCGTGATGGAAGCAACCCCGCATGTTCAGCACTGGTTACCGACTCGCATGTATAAGTTTGCGAAGTTCGCGGATGTGCTCACCCGGATGCAAGCGTTGCCGAACGTGATGGTGCGACCATCCTCGGATTCTGTAACGGGCGGCTACATCCCCGGTGTGCATGGTTCGACGATTGTCCCGTCTGTTGACGCTGTACCAGCGGGGGCGACGTTATGCCATGCGGCGATGAACAACGGCCAATGTGGCGCATGTCGCGCCTGTTACTCAAAAAACGTCCCCGTGGTTGCTTATGTGGCGCATGGGCGAAGCATGTCGAAAGTAGTTCGGGAGAGGCTTGCAGCATGAACAAGTATATTGTGCACAACATGGGCGGATGGGTTCGCGACCAAAAAGGGTATGGTTCGGCTGAGCGCGAACCGGCCACGGTTCAGGAGTTCGATGACTTCGAAGACATGCATCCGTTCGATCGCGCTCAGTTCATATGGATGCTAGAGCACGGCGAGATCGTGATCACCACGGGGACAATGGTCTATCAGATACGCAAAACGGCGTGACGTTTTCCGGTGAGGGTATTTTGGGGGCGGGACGATACCGCCCCCCTTTTTTGCCGAGGTTTAACCGTGCCGGGGGATTTTTTCCCGGGTGCGAACGCGCCGCCGAGTATTTTTTACCGGGCTTTTTAGGTTGACAGGGATTTTTTCCCGGTGCGTACGGGTTTCAGGTTGGGTGCGTACCGGCCTCGAATGCGTAGCAAAAAAGCCTAGCAAAAAGGATTCGAAAAAGTATTGAAAGGCGATTTAAATCCCTTGACAGGGTGCGAACGCGAGCTTATTGTCGAGTCATTGTTAAGATTGTTTTACTAACTAGGAAAAAGCGAGGTGCGAACGTGAAAAAGTTTTTAGTGTCACTCGCCCGGATCGAGCACCGGGTCTACCAGATTGAGGTCGAGGCCAGTAACAGAGAAGAGGCCGAAGAATTAGCTCTCGAAACGTGGGATGAGGATGACGGCGCGTTCACTGATCTCGGGTGCGTACACGCCGAAGAATTTATTAATGATGTTGAAGAGCAACGGGAGGTCGCATGAAAACTTATAGCGTGACGATCCGAGCGACCGTCGTAAAGACTTTGAGAGTTGAAGCTGAAGACGAAGAAGCCGCCACCACAATGGCACACGAAGACTTTACCGTTCAACTAACTGATGACCTTGAAGATTACGAGGAAGAAACTTTGCGCGTGGAGGAGGCTGCATGAACAACCTGATCCCCGAGCCGAACGTCGGCAAGCGTAAAGACAAGGTGATTACCGGACTAACTGAGGCGCAGATGAGTGCGATCCGGTGCGCCTTTGCAGACTTGTGCGGGTCGATGCAAGTGTATTTGCAGGACGACATCACCGCGCATGATTGGCGAGCGCACATGACAACTATTTTGGAATTGCAGGAAGCATTCGATTTTGTCGGTGCGTTGCCGCCTGACTTAGATGACGGAGACCTGTGATGCAAAACGAATGGGTTATCCCGGTTCAAGGTGACAACGAGTATGACATTGATCTGGAGTTGTACGAGCTACGCGAGTGGTGGTGTCGGCCTCGCCAGATTACGCGGCAGTTAGAGTTGCCATTGGATGAGCCGCAAGAGTTTATTAACTACAAGCCTTTTTGAGGTGCGAACCATGATGAACGACAAAGAGATGGTGCAAGCGATACTCGACTACGAGTTGTATCTACACCCGGATGACATTCACGAGCGGTACAAAACAGTTTTGAAGTACGGGTTTTATGGTTTGGTTCATCAGCCGTTCGTCACACTTCAGCATATGTGCCGTGAGCGCGGGATCGACTACGAAAGACGGTGTGATGAAGAGTGATCGATGTTCGATCAAAGAATTGGGGGCTTGACTTATTAGTAAAGCTATGTTATACTATGCTCCGGTTGAATGGTTCAACCGACTATAACTAATCGGAGAAAGCACATGAC